TGAAATCAAAATACTCAACTCAGGGCGGAACAGAGGCTTTATTTGATGAAGCTGATACTGACTTCTCAGGAACAGGTACACATCAAGCTGAACCAACTGGTTTAGGTGGTGTAACTGATGCTGATACTGATGGTACAATCGCTGACGAAGCTGATACAGTATCTACATTCGGTACTGGTTTATCTACAGCTGCGGCTGAAAGATTAGGAGTTGGCGAAACTGGTGATGGCGCTTTCGGAGAGATGGCGTTCTCAATCGAGAAATCAACAGTAACAGCTAAGTCAAGAGCTCTAAAAGCTGAGTACACAATGGAATTAGCACAAGACCTTAAAGCAGTTCATGGATTGGACGCTGAAGGCGAACTTGCTAATATCTTATCAGCTGAAATTTTAGCTGAAATCAACAGAGAAGTTGTTAGAACTATTCTAACTAAAGCAAAAATTGGTGCTTTACAAACTTCAACTGCTGTTTCAGGTATTTTTGATGTTAACACAGACTCAGACGGTAGATGGATGGTAGAGAGATTTAAAGGTCTTATCATGCAAATAGAGAGAGAATGTAACGTTATCGCTAAAGAAACAAGACGTGGAAAAGGTAATTTTGTTATCTGTTCTTCAGACGTTGCTTCAGCTTTAGCAGCTGCTGGAATGTTGGATTATACTCCAGCTTTATCAGCTAACTTAAACGTTGATGACACAGGTAATACTTTTGCTGGTGTTCTTAACGGAAGAGTTAAAGTTTACATAGACCCTTATGCTACTCAAGACTTTGTTTGTGTTGGTTATAGAGGAACAAACCCGTATGACGCTGGTATGTTCTACTGTCCTTACGTACCTTTAACTATGGTTAAAGCAGTGGGTGAGAACGACTTCCAACCAAGAATGGGATTCAAAACAAGATACGGTATGGTTGCAAATCCATTCGTAGCTGCTGATGGCGTCGGTACTAACCGTGCTAACCAGTACTTCAGAATCTTCAGAGTTGACGACATTATGGTGTAAACTGTAATTAGTTAAATCTAATTCGACTAAAGGGTTTCTTCGGAGACCCTTTTTTTATGTGTATATATAATAGGTACACTAAAGTACAGACACATACACACAGGAGAAAAATATGTCAAACGGAAAATCAGGCTTTGAAATAAGAGCCGACTTACTACACCAAGCTCAAGGTTTATTAGAGCAAAACATCCAGAGAAAAGTTGATGCAATTTATATGCACAATGATAATCATCCGGATGATAAGAAACCTTTACCATCTGCTTCAATTAGCGCAAGTGATGTGATAGCAATTGCTGGTGAATTAAACGAGTTTGTTAATAGTAAGTAATTATGTTTGGGGTCATAATTTGGCCCCTTTACTATTATAAATAGATATATGGAGAAATATATGAATAAATTAATGATATTAGGACTTTTTGTTATGTCACTTTCGCCTTTTGCAAGCGCTGAGTGGGAAACAAGTGGTTTCATTGGAGTGCAATCCGAATACTTTTTCAGAGGAGAAAGTCAAGGAGATGACCGAGCAAATCAGATGGGTTTACACCTTGAAAATGATTCTGGTTTATTTGGTGGTGTATGGTTAAGCGAAGTCGGCAACTATGGCGATTCAAACTGGGAACATGATTTTTATGCAGGTTATAAACATAACATGTCTGAAAATGTAGACCTCTATGGTGGAGTTATTAAATATGACTATGACCATGAATGGTTAAAAATTGGACCAGATGATAATGGCGATACAGTTGATTTAAAAGAAGCTTATATCGGTGGTTCTTATAAAAGTGTTTCATTGGAACATTATGTGGACCTAGATAATAGCGAACTTACTTATACTGAATTAGGCTATGACTTACCATTGGGTTTAGCCATGATAGACCTTAAAATGACATGGGGTTTATTAAACGGAGATGACGATATACTTGGTTTAAAAGCTACAAAAGCTTTCGGAAACTGGAGCATATCACTTATGGCAATGGAACATTCTAGACATGGTGGTCTTAAAGAACATTCATCATTTGGAGTAAAATACAACTTTTAGGAAATAGATATGGCAACATTAACTACAAATAAGAATTTTTTAAGTCCAGTAGGATTTCAATTTAAAATTTCTAGCAATCTTTATCCTAATTTAGAATATTTTGCTGTTGCGGCTACGTTGCCAGGTCTTAGTATGACTAAAGCCGAACAAAGTTATCGTGGAGTAAATTTAGCATTTACAGGTGATAGAATTACATTTGATGATTTATCATTACGTATTAATATAACAGAAAACCTAGATAACTATATAGAGACTTTTGATTGGATGCATAAAATTGCTCAGCAAAAAGATGCAGAAGATTTAAAGGTCGATGCTACTCTTCTTATACTTACATCTCACAATAATGTAGTTAAAGAAGTTGAATTCAAAGGAGTGTTTCCAACAAGTATGGCACCTATAGAATTTAACGCACAAGCTGAAAGCGTTGAATTTGTTCAAATGGATGTTGGATTTGGTTACACTTATTTTGAATTTAAGTAAAAAAACCGTTTACAAATACACTAAAATATGGTATAATATATATTATGAATAATTTGCAACAAATCTTAGAAATGTGGAAAACTGACTCAATCATCGATGAAATGAATTTAGATGAGACGTCAAGAGATTCCGCTAAATTACATGGTAAATACCTAGAACTTCTTTCAATAAATCGTATGAAACTCAAGAAAGCTGAACTTGAATTTAAGGTTATACTTAAAGACAAGTGGATGCATTATAATGGCAAAATGAGTAAAGAACAGATAGATGAAAAAGGCTGGGACTATGACCCATTAAATGGACTCACTGTATTAAAAGGCGATATGGACTATTACTATAATGCTGACCCAGTGATACAAGAACATCAAGCAAAAATACAGTATCTTGAAGAAGTTTGTAGTACATTAAAAGAGATATTAGAAAACGTTAAATGGCGACACCAAAATATAAAGAACATGATTGAGTGGAGAAAATTTACTAGCGGAGTCTAATGGATACTGTCACTATTCAAAAGAAGAATGAAGTCTTCTTAAACATCCAATGCGACCCATCAATTGAGATGGAACTATCAGAACATTTCCAGTTCTTTGTTCCAGGTTATAAGTTTATGCCTGCATATAGAAATAGAATGTGGGATGGCAAAATAAGATTATTTGACTCTAGAAAGAAAACATTATACACAGGATTGCACAAATATTTGCGTGAGTTTTGTGACGTGAGGGATTATAACCTAGAAGTGATAGATTCACCTCGCTATGGTGCACTTGAATCCGCCCTCAGCCCTGACCTAGACGCCTTATTATCACAAATGTCCCTTTCTGTGAATGGTGGGGATATAACACCTAGACAATATCAGTTGGAGGGACTCTCGCACACGCTTTCTCAAGAGAAATCCTTATTATTATCACCTACTGCTTCTGGGAAGAGTTTAATCATATATTTAGCTATAAGATATTACCTTGATGTTTTTGAAGGTAATGTTTTGCTTATAGTACCTACAACATCATTGGTAGAGCAAATGTATTCTGATTTCGGAGACTATTCTTCTAAGGATAGTTGGTCTCATGCTGATAATTGCCATAGAATATATTCAGGTAGAGAGAAGCATAATGTAAATCAGAGAGTTATTATATCAACATGGCAATCTGTTTATAAATTACCACAATCTTGGTTTGCCGGGTTTGGGATGGTGATAGGAGATGAAGCACATAATTTTAAAGCTAAGTCGTTAACGAGTATATTAGAGAAATGTACTGAAGCAAAATATCGTATTGGTACTACTGGAACATTGGACGGAACTCAAACTCATCAGCTTGTATTGGAAGGATTATTTGGTCCAGTATATCAAGTGACAACTACAAAAGAATTAATGGATAATGACGATTTAAGTCAATTGGATATAAATATACTTATATTAAAATATAAAGAAGAATACTGTAAGCAGATAGTTAAAGAGAAATATCAACAAGAACTAGATTTTATTGTAAGATATGAACCAAGAAATACCTTTATAAGTAATTTAGCTTTAGACCAAAAAGGAAATACATTGATACTCTTTAATTATGTGGATAAACATGGCAAACCTTTACATTCAATGTTGCAGGATAAAATGCCAGAAAAAAGAAAGCTATTTTACGTATCTGGAGAAACCGATGTCGATACAAGAGAGTCAGTCCGTGAGATTACCGAGAAAGAGAAAGACGCGATTATTGTCGCAAGTATTGGGACTTTTTCTACTGGGATTAATATACGTAATCTTCATAATATTATATTTGCCTCTCCAAGCAAGAGTCAAATTAGAGTCCTACAATCAATCGGGCGAGGATTAAGGAAGAGTGAAGATGGTCAAGATACAAAGATATATGATATAGCAGATGACTTACACTGGAAAAATCAAAAGAACTATACCCTACAACATGCAGCAGAAAGAATTAAAATATATTCTAAAGAGCGATTTAACTACAAAATGTTTGATATAAATATATAATATGGAAGGATTAAATATAAGACACTTCAAATTAATGAATGGCGAAGAGATTATCGGTCTTGTCGCTATTAAGAATGATGATAACTTTATCATTGAAAGACCAGTTAAACTCAATCCAAGTGTGTTGGGTGGTATACAATTTGTAGCATGGTTTCCTTTCAGCGAAGCAAAACAATTTAAAGTTTTTAAGAATAATATAATACAGCACGTACCTATAGCAGAGACTATAAAAGATACGTATGTAAACTTTGCTCTTAAAATGGATAGTCCGATTCAAACGGTTCAGACCAAAACAGACCAAGAGCTCTTACAAGAGTACGAGTCTCGTCTTGCAACTGGTACTGACTTATATGATGAGGAACCACTCAATGAGCTGGATAAGAAGAGAACACTACATTAATATAGTATCCTCTACCGCTCCGGGTGTTAATATATTATACCATAAAAACAGGCAAATGTAAAGGACTTTTTCACAAAAAAGTGAAATAAATTAAATTAAATTATTCCTTTACTTTTACGCCAAAATGTGGTATAATAGTATATTATGGAGAAAATATTATGACTAAGGTCAAACCAAAAGATAAACCACATTACGTTAACAATAGAGAATTCTCTGAAGCCGTTATGGATTATGCAGTAGAAGCTCATGCATGCAGAAAGGCTGATAAAAAAGTTCCTACTGTTCCTGATTACATTGCAAAATGTTTCATTAGAATATCAGAAGGACTGTCTCACAGACCGAACTTCGTTCGGTACACTTATAGAGAAGAAATGGTTATGGATGCCGTTGAAAATTGCTTAAGAGCAATAGGAAACTATAACATTGAAACTGCTACAAGAACAGGTAAACCTAATGCATTTTCATACTTCACTCAAATATGTTATTTTGCTTTTATACGTAGAATAACTAAAGAAAAGAAACAACAAGATATCAAATTTAAATTCATTGAAAAAATGGGTATTGAAGATTTTGTACAAATGGGTATGGACAATGAAGGCGCTGAACAAACGATGGCTTATGTTGATACATTAAGACAAAGGATTGGTACTATACGTACTAAAGATGAAGCCATTAAGAAATTTGCAAAAGAGGAGAAGAAGCGAGAGAAAGAAAAACTTGAGCTGTTTATGTAATGAAAAAAGTAAGTACACAACAAAATCAAAGACACATTCGTGTTATGAAAAAAAGAATTAGAAAGACTGCTCTTAGAAAAGAACGAAGAGATAACGTAATGGCTCAAATGCTATTAATCAAACAGTCACACAAAAGAATTGCAAGAGCTCAAAGAAAAATGAGTAAGCTAGCAAAACAAGTGGCAGCATCTAGAGCAATATGAAGGTAGCAATATTGAATGACACTCATTGTGGTGTTAGGAATAGCAGTGATATTTTTTTACAATATCAAGAACGCTTTTATGAAGAGGTATTTTTTCCTTATCTAAAAGAACACAACATTAAGAACATATTACACAGATCGGAAGAG